GTTTGGAACTTTAAAAATAATTTCGTATATTTGTATAACAAAATTAAAATTTAAAATATATGGCAGAAAAAAAGGTACTTAGTACCAAATCAAAAAAACATAACTTTAACCCAATTAAAGTAGAACCTCAGTATGATGAGGTTATTCAGTATGATAATCCTAAAGTAGTGGCAGAAATGGAAAAACAATGGCCAGAGATGACACAAGAATTTAAAAGGATTATGTTTACACAATATGAACTTTTTTGTTTAAAACAATCCAACTATGGTCCAGATAATATATCTGTTGGTTCTGATTTAAAAACAGAACAAGATAAGAGAGTATCTCTCACAGGCCTTTGGTTTAGGATGAATGATAAAGTTCAAAGATTGAAACAATTAGTTGTACTTGGAAAACAAGATAATATTGGAGAATCATGTGAAGATACTTTCCAAGATTTATCGGTTTATGGTATCATTGCACAATTAGTTTCAAGTGGTAAATGGGCTAAATAATTGTTAATAAAATTCCTTAAACTTCGGTGTGTTTTTGGGATTTCTTTATATTTATATATACACCGAGTGTTAATAAGTTTGGCACTCAAAACTTAAACTTAAAAAATAAATTAATTAAAACTAAAAGGTAAAATTATGGCTTTAGACATTAACGCAATCAGAGGTAGACTGAACAAACTACAAAACACTCAAAGGAAATCAGACTCATTATGGAAACCAACACCTGGTAAGCACCAAGTGAGAATCGTTCCTTACCAATTCGAAAAAGATAATCCATTCATCGAATTGTACTTTCACTATAACATTAACAACAAAACTTATCTATCACCACAATCATTTGGTAGACCAGACCCTATTGTAGAGTTTGCGGATAAACTAAAAAGAATGGGTGATAAAGAAGATTGGAAAGCGGCGAAGGCTATGGAGCCTAAGTTAAGAACTTTCGTTCCTGTTATCGTAAGAGGAGAAGAAGGTGAAGGAGTTAGATTTTGGGGATTCGGAAAAACTGTATATCAAGAAATCTTAGGTTACATTGCTGACCCTGATTATGGTGATATTACAGACCCAACAAGTGGTAGAGATTTAACAATCGAGTACAAATCAGCAGAAGAAGCTGGTACTACTTATCCAACTACTACTATTAGAGTTAAACCAAATGCATCGGCTCTTACTGAAGATGCAGATAAGGTACAATCTTTCTTAGAAAATCAAACTGAAATTACAGATTTATATTCTGAGTTATCATACGATGAATTAAAATCAGTATTAGAAGGATGGTTGAACCCAAGTGGTGAAGGAAAAGAAGAAACTGTATCTCAATCTACATTATCTCAAAGTAAACCAGTAACAGAAAAAGCACAACCTACACAACCAACAACTTCTACAACGAAGACTGATGATGTAGCGGCTGCATTTGATGATTTGTTTAACAAATAAAATCCAAACTAAATGGCGAAAAAGAAAGCAAAAGAGCTTGACTTAGCAGATATTCTGGCTGGTGAGCTCAACAAACAATCAAAAGATTCTAAAGTAGCATTCTTCCTTAATGAAGATGAAGCTCCTACAAATGTAAATGGGTGGATATCGACTGGATGTGCTATGTTAGATGTTGCAATCTCCAATCGCCCTTATGGTGGTTTACCTGTTGGTAGAATCACAGAAGTTACAGGTTTGGAACAAAGTGGAAAATCATTAGTATCTGCACACTTGTTAGCGGAAACCCAAAAACAAGGTGGAGTTGCTGTATTGATTGATACAGAAACTGCAGTAAGTAGAGAATTTTTAGAGGCTATCGGTGTTGACGTCTCTAAACTTCTTTATGTATCAGCAGATTCAGTTGAACAAATTTTTGACTTTACTGAAACTATCATTGAGAAAGTTAGAGAAACTTCGAAAGATAAAATAGTTACAATCGTAGTAGATTCAGTTGCGGCCGCTTCTACAACTAATGAATTAGCATCCGATTACAAAAAAGATGGATATGCTACTGATAAAGCTATTATTATATCGAAGGCAATGAGAAAGATTACCAATATGATTGGTAGACAGAAAATCTCATTAATATTCACTAACCAACTTAGACAAAAGATGAATGCAATGTTTGGTGACCCATGGACAACTTCAGGTGGTAAAGCTCTTGCTTTCCATGCCTCTGTAAGATTGAGATTGAAGGGAATGGGACAAATCAAAATGAAGGTAAACGGCAAAGATAAGACGGTTGGAATGAAGGTTCGTTGTCAAGTAATTAAAAACAGAATGGGGCCACCTCTAAGGGCGGCTGATTTTGAGATTTACTTTGATAGAGGAATCGATAACTATGGTTCATGGCTAGGAGTCATGAAAGAGAACAAATTAGTAAAACAAGCAGGAGCTTGGTACACTTACATTGATACCGATACAGGTGAAGAATTAAAATTCCAATCTAAGGATTTTATTCCTTTGATGGATGAAAGAGAAGATGTTAGAGAACAAATCTATAAAAAGATATGTGAAGAAACAATCTTACAATATAAATCAGATACACTTGATATTGAT